CTGGATATGTTTCACAAGGAGATATAGTTCAGTTTAATGATTCTACTGGTCGCATTAATAAATTTGTAGTTGAGAAAACAACATTAGCACAAGGTATTAATAAGTCTAGAATTTATCTTAATGGTGCATTACCTGATGATATGACAGCAGAGTCTGTTGTTAGATTACGTGCTGCCTTGAGTGATACAACAATATCTTCTCTTTTATATCCTACAGGAAGTAAGGAAGTTGGTAGTCTTGTTAAAAATTCTGAAGATAGTGAAATCAAGTACTACATTAGAAGAGATTTTGTTGTAGAAGGTAGTTCCACTGGAGGAACTATTACTTTTGTTGCTCAACTTGGATTTGGTACACAGAGATTTGCAACATATAACGAAAATGATTTCCTTGTTACGATATTAGATAAGGGTGGTTCTACTGCTGTTGATGATGGTGATATAGTTTATATTTCTCCTGATTACGTAGAGACACAGAATGTTGCTGATGAAACTTCTGGTTTATCATCAGGAAGTTTAACAATAACATTACCAGATAATTATTTTGGTACAAACGTATCTAATTTCCCCAAATTAAAATTAACTGCTACTTTAGAGGTAACAAAAGCAAGACCTAAAGTAAAGACTGCTAGAAAGAATAAGAGGATTAAAATTACTGCTGGTGGTGATAGGGTAGTTCCTATTAGAGGTATTGATTATGATAGTGATAATACAGAATCATATACATTCTCTGATGTATTTAAAGTTAGATATATCTACGAAGGAACTTCTACGACTGCTCCTACAGTAGATATTAACGGTAATTTAGTTGTAGGAAGTGATGTAACACATAGGTTCTCATTTGATGATGGACAGCGAGATACTTTATATGATGTTTCTAGGATAGTTTTAAAACCAGGATTTGATGCGCCAACAGGTATTCTTGTGGTAGCATTTGATTATTTTGAACATTCACAGGGTGATTTCTGTACTGTTGATTCTTATGTTCATGAAGATGGTGTAATTGCTGATGATGTTCCTAATTTTAACTCATCAGTTCATGGCATTGTGAGTTTGAGGAACGTTGTTGATTTCCGTCCTAAAGTAGATCAGAATTCTATTATTACTGGTTTCCAGGATACTTCATTATTATCACAGTCAGAATATATTAATTTTACAGGTGCTGGTGGTTCTATTGCTAGTACTCCTGCATCCAGTACATCATTACCATACACAATATCATTCAGCGAGAAGCAATATCTGGATAGAATTGATGGTGTATATTTAAACCAAAAAGGTGATTTTGTAATTAAGAGTGGTAACTCCTCATTGAATCCAACTAAACCAGAAATTATTGAAGATGGTATTGCGCTATATTATCTCTTTGTTCCTGCTTTTACTAGATCAAGTAAAGATATAAGAATTCTTTCTATCGATAACAGACGCTTTACAATGCGTGATATTGGTAAGTTGGAGAAACGTGTTGAGAGATTAGAATATTACACTACATTAAGTATTCTAGAGCAACAAGCACTTAACATGCAAGTTAAGGATGCTTTGGGTATTGATAGAATAAAGAGTGGATTTATAGTTGATAATTTTGAATCTCATGCTGTAGGTAATCTCCAATCAAGTGATTACACATGTTCTGTTGATTCACAACAATCTGTTCTGCGTCCACAGGTAAAAGAAGATAACTTTAAATTAAAAGAAGTTTATACAAAGGATTATCAAAGAAATATTGCTGGATATGTTAATAACAATAATGTTATTACATTACCATATACAGATATTCCTTATGCATCAAATGCATTTGCAACTAAAGTTATTAATCCCAATCCTTTTGTTGTAATACAATATGTTGGAGATGCATCCATATCACCTAATATTGATCAATGGTATGATACCAATGTTGCTCCACTTGTAACAGATAACAACACAAGTTTATATTCTATTTTCTTGGCAAAGGATGTAAAAGAAAGTTTCTCAAGTATCTACAATTCATTTGTAATTAATTGGGTTGGTGTTAATAATGCTTTCTATAATATCAATTCCCTTTCCGAAACTAATTCTACATCTTCACTAGCATCTGTTGGAAATGCATCTGTATCAAGTTCTTCTAATGTTAGTCCACAAAATAATGAGATTGCTAAAGGTGTTGGTTATAAAAATATAAACGGATCTACTATTTCAAATTCGTTAAGATTCTTTGCGAGATCTATTCCTGTCCGTTATGTTCTTAAGAGACTAAAACCAAAGACACAAATACATGTCTTTATGGAAGGTAGGAATATTGCTAGATGGGTTAACCCAGATTCTAGATTTACTGGTGTTGCTGATAATTCATTGACATCCTTCAATACATCTATTATTACAGATGAATATGGTAATGCTAGTGGACTTATTTTAGTTCCTGCTGGTTATGCTCCTAAAGAAGGTACAACATGGAGTGATGATATCAATACAGTTCAGTATGATACAACATCAGAAGAAATTAGGTTCTCCACAGGTATTAAGACGATAAGGTTTACTTCTAGTTCTACAGATTCTGATAAAAATGCTGTGGATACTTATGCTGAAGTTAAGTTCTATGCAACTGGTATTTTACCAGAAAATCCTTCTTCTATTATTTCAACTACACCAGCATTCTTTAAAGCAAATGAAGGTGTGCAGTTAATAGATGTTAATACAGAGAATACTGCTAGACCTAATCCACTTGCACAAACATTTAAGGTTGAGAATTTTTCTGGTGGTATGTTTGCTACTGGTTTAGATCTATTCTTCTCTAAAAAGAGTTCTTCTATTCCTTTACGTGTTTATTTGAGTAATCTTGATTCTGAAAAACCAGGCAAATATATTGTACCAGGATCTGAAGTTACATTGTATCCTGACACTTTCTTGAAAGTATATTCTTCTGGAAATATTACATTAAAGGTGGGTGAATATGTAACAGGTAATAGATCACTTGCTTCAGGTCCTCTTGCTAGAATTTTTGATAGGAATAATTTTGAAGTTCTTCCTACCAGTAATGGCGAGATCTCAATTACTAACCAACAAGTATATACAATTGTTTTAAGTAATCATAATGGAAGTGCTTTCGTTGCTGCTGAAGATTTAACGTTAAGTTCTGTTACACAATATAATAATGCCAATAATGCAACTATTGGTTTAAAAATTGCGAAAGATTCTGGTAGTGTCTCTTCATTAAAAGTTACCAATATTGGATCTGGATATGAAGGAGCAACTATTACTATAGAGAGTCCTCAATTACCTGGAGGCAGCAATGCAACTGGAATTGCAAAAGTTTCTAACGGTGAATTATATCTAGCAAATGTTTCTATATCTGGTAGAGGATATACCGAAGCACCATCTGTAGTGGTTAGAGGTTCTGGTGCCGCTGCTACTGGTGCAATAATTGAATCTGATATTGTTATTGATGAACCAGCAGTTAGGATGGGTATTGCTATTGATAGAGACGATGCTATTGATTCAACAGTACCGACAAGATTTAATTTTGATTATCCTGTTTACTTGCAGGACAACGCAGAATATGCTTTGAATATTGAATGTGATAGTACAGAGTATGAGTTGTGGGCGTCACGACTAGGAGAAACTGATATTTCTTCTGGTTTGGTTGTTAACACACAACCTCTCTTGGGATCTGTGTTTAAATCACAGAACGTTGATAATTGGACTGAAGATTTATTTGAAGATATTAAGTTTATAATTTATAGAGCAGAATTTGATATTACAAGATCTCCAGAACTTCTTATGAAGAATGAAGATCTGGGGTATGAGAAATTGGATGTTAATCCAGCAGAAACTTATGCTTTAGCAAATAGTACTGCTACATCTAGTCTATTTAAAAATAATAGTTCAATAGTAAAAATTCATCATCGTGATAATGGATTTGAAACTTCTGGAAAATCTAAAGTTTATTTCCGTGGAGTAGATGATTTTGCTGGTTATGATCAAAGTACTATAGAAAATACTCTATTCACTATTAATAATTCTGGAATTGATAGTTATGATATTGTTGGACCTACTAGAGCATCTTCTACAGGTTATGGTGGAGGAAGTACAATGCTTGCTTCATATAACAGGAAGTACGAAAAACTTTATACTCAAGTACCATATTTACAGACATCAGATACAAAAATTGAGAGTTGGATACAAACTACAAATGTTGTTCCTGTAGACTCTTCAACAAAAAATTATACTTCATATTCTGTTTCTCCACTGGAAACAACATTTTTAAATGAAGAGCATTATTTCTTGAATCAGAAGATTATTGCTTCTGATATTAATGAGATTGATAATAATATCAATCATTCACTTTTATACAAGATCAATCTTTCATCAACTTCTTCACATTTGTCACCATTGGTTGACATGAGATCTGCTTCTGTTAAGACTTCTTCTAATAGGATAGAGAATTCTACTGGTATAGAAAATCGTTTTGGAAAGAGATATCAGGAACTTAAATTACACCCAGTTTATAAGTTTACTGTGGCAGGTAATAGTGCTGATGTTGAATTAGGACAAAATGTTACTGGTCTTTCTTCTGGAGCATCATCAGAAGTCTTGCGTGTAGTTAGTAATGATGTTTATGTTAAAGTTAAGAATTCTCTTAAGTTTAGTGTAGGAGAACAATTAAGATTTAGTGTTCAGGGTCCTTTGGAGACTCCTGCGGAAGAAGATTTTGCTAGTGATACAGTTACAATTGCCACTAGTGGTATATTTGAAGTTGTTCCTAGTTTTGTAGTTGGTAACACTGTTACTGCTATAAATCCAACAAATCTAGCAGAAAAATATGATAATATGGTTAGTGGTAAGGTAATTCTATGGGATTCTAAAACCAAGACTCTTACATTAGAAAATGATAAGCAACCAACGAATAATGATTATAGTAGTGCTATAACAGTTGGTAGTATTTTTGCTAGAGCAGTAGTAACTGGAGATCAAGTTTCTGATATTATTAGACAAGGTGATCTTATTAATTTTGAAGGTCAGGCATTAGAGACAGGAAAATATGCCGAGATTAAATCAATGACATTATCTAATGGCGTTGATTATGTACCAGAATATGGTTCAAAGAATACTTCTGGAATTTCAAAATATCTTACCAAGGAAGTCTTCATTGATAATGCTGGAACTTCTCTTAATCTTTATTTAACTGTTAATGTTAAAAATATTAGTGATGTTAGGGTTCTGTATAAAATTAAGAAAGCAGCATCACAAGAGAATTTTGATGATATAAATTGGGAATATTTTAATATTGATGGATCTCCTGATAAGAAAGATACTATTGCTACTCCAGAGAATAGTATTTCTGGACAATATGAGAAACAGTCTTCTTATCAAGAGTTGAGATATACTAAATCTGACATGTCAGATTTCTCTTCTTTTGCTATTAAAGTTGTTATGAGAACATCTGATCCTTCATATGTTCCCAAAATACAGGACTTGAGAGCTGTTGCTTCTTATTGATATGCAGTACCTAAAAGTAGAAGGTCATGAAAATTTCGTAAGGGATACTGCTACAGGTGCTATTATTAATACTTCCCCAAAAGTAAATAGATCATTTTCTGGTGAGTTCCAAAATGCCTTGAAAGAACTAAATACTTTAAAGGAAGAAATGTCCGAAATTAAGTCCCTCCTTAAGCAGATAGTCAAATGACCCAAAGAATTGTAAACAAAGATTTTTCTTTAGAAGATCAAAGGCAGGAGATTAATGAAATTGCTGCTGATATAGCAGGGTTTTATAATAATGATACTGATGCTATCTCGATTACTGGTGATTTAACTGTTGCTGGTGCAGTTATAGGTGATTTATCGATTGGTGGTAGTCTTGATGTTGGAGGAGGTGGAATTTTTGGTACTGGTAGCGATCAAGTTATAATAGGAAATGCTGGTGATGTATGGGTAGAAAATGCTCTTTATGTTGGAGATGAGTCTTCACCAAATATAAGTTTATATGAAAATGGTACTGCTACTTTTGCAAGTTTGACTGATGGTAGACTTGTTCTTGCTGGTACAGGTGGTACTCTTGAAGATACTGCTAAACTTACATGGGTTGATGATGGGATTAATACTCCTATATTAACAGTTGATGGCACTGTTGATATTACAGGTGAATATCAAATTGATGGTGTTATTACTGGTACAGGTGGTGCTGTTATTACAGGGGGAGAAACAGAACTAGCATCCCTTACTGTTTCTGATTTAACTGAAGGAAGAATACCTGTTGTTGGTACTGCAGGTGCTATTGAAGATACTGCTAATTTAATATTCACTAATAATGCTTTAGGTGTAATTGGTGATATTAGTGCAACTTCTAATATAAACACTAGTGCTGGTACTTTTCAAGTTAATGGAGTAGATATAGGAATACAACATCTGGGTGATGTTAATATTGCTGGTAATGCAACAGGGAAATATCTAGGATGGAGTGGAACACAATGGGTTCCTACTGATGCTATTACATCAGAAACAGACCCAGTATTCAGTGCATCTGATGCTGCTGGAATCAATTCTGGAAATATTGCAAATTGGAATGACGCATATGGTTGGGGTGACCATTCTCTCGTAGGATATTTAACTTCCGAAACAGATACATTTGCTACAGTTACTGCTAGAGGATTAACTGGTGGTGTTGCTGTTACATCAGCAGATGTTCAGGTAGGTGATCTCACAGTTACAGGATCATTAACATATAATCAAGCAATTTCAAATACTACTGCTTCATTAGAAATTTCTAATAATCAGATTGTATTGAATGCTGGTGTTGGTAAGTTTACTGGTGATGCAACAGCAAATGATAATTTAATTAGTAATATTAATAGCACCACTGGTATTGTGGTAGGTGCTTCGGTAACAATATCTGATAATGCACAAGGTTTAACTCTTGGTACTGCAACAGTAGATTCGATTACTCCTGCTTCTAATGAGATTAGAACGAGTATAAATTTTGGACCAAATGTTGGTCCTGTTGGTCCTGGAGAACTTACAATAAGTGCTAATGGAACAGGATATAGTCAAGATACAGATGTTGCTGTTACAGGTGGTACTGGTACTAATGCTACTTTTGATATTCTTGCAGTTGGTGGATCAGGTGAAATTACAAGTATTGATGTTGCTGTTGGTGGAAATGGTGGTACTGGATATACTATAGGTGATGTTCTTACAGTTGCAGGTGGCGATGGTCTTGGAACTATAACAATTACTGGTATTGAAGAGGCATCTGGTACTGCAATAGAATTTTATACACCAATACAACCTACTTTAAATGCACACATTGTTGCTGAACGTTCTGCATCGCCTGATACTCAGATCATGTGGAACGAAGGTACTGATAAGTGGCAATTTACTAATGATGGTACTACTTATCATGATCTTAGTGGTACAAATGGTGTATTGACATCAATTCAAGCTGTTGGTGGATTAGAAATTAATGGATCAACTACTGGATTACTTGATAGTAATTTTCCTGCAGGAACAATAGGACTTGAAGTTCAGACTGGAGTTATTCCTGGATCATATGATGGTGTTGATCTTACTGTTGATCAATATGGTAGAGTAACTGCTGTTAATACTGGAACAGGT